GCTCGCGGTGCTGGTGGACTGGGTGGAGGATGGGACGCTGGTCACTGGATTAGCCGAGGTCATGCCTCTCACCTCCGCTTTAATGAGGCGAACGTCCATAAGCAGCGGAAAGGGTGCAACCGTCCGGGCGGGACGACACGGGCTAAGTATCGGGTTGGCCTAGCCGACCGGATCGGCGAAGCAGCCGTCCGCGAACTTGAAGCGCTGGAGTATGCGCCAACTGAGAAGCGCTGGACGGTCGAAGAGCTGGCCGCCGTCACAGCAACCTACCGCGCCAAGCTGCGCGCCCTGAAGGAGCAAGCATGATCGAAAAGACCGAAGACGTATTCGCCGCGCTGCGCGACCCGGCCACGGAGGCCGCAACCAACTCCCGCCGCGCCGGCGACGGCACGATCGATCGGATCGCCAAGGAGTTGCGCACCACCATCAACACGGTACGCCGCCAGCTGATGAAGCTGCGCAAGCAAGGGCGCGCTCACATCATCGGCTGGACCGAGTCCAGCCCGCGCGCACCGATCTGGGCCGCCGGCGCTGGCGAGGATGCCCCAAAGCCGGTATGCCAAGACAGCACTCAACGCCGTGCATATCAGCGGAAATACAGAGACGCAGCCAAGGCAAAAGCGGCCGGCCTGAGCGTAGACGACTCCACCGGCTCGTCCCTGCGCAGGATCGACGATTACCTGGACAAGGTGCGCGCTGCCGGGCCGCGTTCGTGGTGCGCTGCGCTGGAGTTGGCATGAACCGCCGCGACCGCGACGAGAAGTGCGCGCTCTGTGACGAATATTCGGTGCGCGAGGCCGAACCCGAGTTCGCCGGTGTCGGCATGGGCCGCTGCATGGCACGTGACCCGCGTGGCTTCCTCGCCCCGCACGTCGCCTGGAACGGCGAAACCTGCATCAGCTACCGGCTCGACCGCCAGAACCTGGCAAAGCGCCGGCAGTACATAGCGATTCAACAACAGAAGGAGACGCCGTGAAGATCCAAGCCAAAGAAATTCTGTTGACCGCAGCGATATTCGCTATCTGTGCCGTGGGCATCTACTTCACGTCCGGAAGGCGCGATCAGCGGGAGGCCGAGTGCGCCCAGCGCGGCGGAATGTACCTGCGGACCGCACATGGCCTGGAATGCGTCAAGGTGGCCCGCCCATGACCGAGCGCCGCACACTCACCCTGACCTGGCGTCCGGTGGGCCAGCCAGCACGCCGCCGCGACGACTTCGCCGAGGTGCCGTACATACCCCGGCTCCGCACGCGCGCCACCGATGCCCTCCCTAAGCCAGTCGAGCTGCGCGCCGACATCACCGCCCGCCTGGAGAACTGGGCCAAGTGGGCGAAGGGCGGCGAAGGTCCGAAAGCGGCTGCCTGCATGACGGGCGCCATCTGCGAGACTCTGCGCAAGGCGGTCGAAGGCATCCTCGCAAACCAGAACGCCGACATGCGATCGATCGACACGAACGACGCGGTGCTCATCGGCCGCTCGATGGTGCGCCTCCCGCTCGAACAGCGAAAACTGATCGGCCTCTACTACGTCGACGGCGCTCGCAAGGGATACATCGCCGCGCTGATGCGCTTCAAGACCGAGACGTTCGACGCCCGCTTACTCCGCGCTCAGGAGGATTTGGCCGAGGTCATAGCCCGGCTGTCGCATAATTCCAACACGCAATAATTTCTGCTGTTAAATTTCCTTTTGGCATATAATTCTGCTCAACAATTCGAACTGCAGGATGGTTGCCGTTGGCAGCCATTCGCACGTCCAGCAAAGCCCGCCCCGAAAGGTCAGCGGGCTTTTTGCGTTGGCACGCACCTTTGCCGCCCATGGAGCTACATTGAACCCAATCGCACTCATCGTCATTTACGCGCTGATGCTCGCCTTTGACCTGTCGGTATTGGCGGGCACCGTCTACATGATCGCTCGCGAGGGCTGGTCAGCATGGTGGCTTCTCGCCGCAGTTCTGATCTGCGCGGGATCGAACCCGAGGCGGCTTATCCTAGCCGCACAGGGCATGAGCGCCGGCGCCACGTAACAATTTCACCCGAAGCGCAGCGGCCCGGCCCCGCTGCCCCACTCCGTCCTTGGAAATCTCGCTGATAACGCTGCCTGATGCGAGCTTCGGCGCCTGACTGGCGTAACCAGTCGCCACATGGAAGCTGACTGACTGATGGGGGAGTGGCTCGAACCCTGATGCAGATAAAAGCTGGGCGCGGCTCTGCAAGCCAATGCGCGATCCCAGTACGCAGGTTCGAATCCTGCTCAATCAGCCGGCTTCCATGTGGTGAGCGCACGACCAACCCTCTGCCGCCACGTGCGGCCCAAGCGTTGCGTCTCACCACTCCCTCTCCCGTCTCCCTCGCTGATAAAGCGAGTTCGCCCCGGTAGCTAAACACTGCCGGGGCATTTTTTATTCCGCGCCCATGACCGATACCAAAGCCAAGAAGCCGCGCAAGACCGCGGCGCCGGCTGAGGCACGTCCGCCAGGGCGGCCCAGCTCGTTCACGCAAGAGATTGCGGATGAGATCTGCGCACGACTGGCCAAGGGCGAACCGCTCGCCAGCATCTGCCGCGACGAACACATGCCTGCTGTCCGGACCATCAGCGGATGGAAGGACCAGAGCGAGGCATTTAAAGCCGACTTCGGGCGTGCGCGCGAGGAAGGCTTCGACAAGATCGCGGCCGACTGCCTGGACATCGCCGACGAGACTGCATTCGACACGATCCAAGGCGAGAACGGCGACCGCGCCAATACCGAATGGATCAGCCGCTCCAAGCTGCGCATCGAGACGCGCCTGAAGCTGCTGGCCAAGTGGGACCCGAAGCGCTACGGCGAGAAGGTCGACGTGAACCACGGCGGCCAGGGCGATAACCCGCTCAACATGCACTGGACCATCGACTTCGTGAAGCCCGGCGATGAAGGTTGAGTTCCCCGAAAAGCTCCAGTTCCTGCTGACCAAGAAGGCGCGCTATAAGGGCGCCAAGGGTGGCCGGGGTAGTGGCAAGTCGTGGAGCGCCGCCAAAGCGCTGCTGATCCTGGGGTCGACCACGAAGCTGCGCATCCTGTGCACGCGCGAGGTGCAGAAGTCCATCAAGCAGTCGGTGCACAAGCTGCTGAAAGATCAAATCGAGGCGCTGGGCCTGACACAGTTCTACCAGGTGCTCGACACTGAGATCCGCGGCAAGAACGGTTCAGAGTTCAGCTTCTCAGGCCTGTCCGAGCAGACGGTTGACTCGATCAAGTCGTTCGAAGGCTGCGACATCGTGTGGGTCGAGGAAGCGCAGACCGTGAGCAAGCGCTCGTGGTCGGTGCTGATCCCGACCATCCGAAAGCCCGACTCTGAGATTTGGATCACTTTCAATCCCGAGCTGGACACCGACGAGACCTACGACCGGTTCATCACGAACCAGCCCGAGGGCTCGATCATCGTCGACATGAACTACCAGGACAATCCCTGGTTTCCCGATGTGCTGGAGAAGGAGCGGCTGCACGCCAAGGCGACCCTGCCCGAGGCCGAGTACCTGAACATCTGGGAGGGCAAGTGCAAGCCGGCCGTCACTGGCGCGATCTACTACGACGAGGTCACCAAGGCCACCGAAGAGAAGCGGATCTGCAACGTCCCGTACGACCCACTGCTCAAGGTGCACGTCATCTTCGACCTGGGCTGGAACGACGCCATGTCGATCAGCCTAGTGCAGAAGCACTCGTCGGAGCTGCGCGTCATCGAGAACATCGAAGACAGCCACAAGACGCTTGACCACTACTCGGCGCTGCTGAAGGCGAAAAACCTGAACTGGGGAACGTTGTACCTCCCCCACGACGGGCGCCACAAGGACTTCAAGACCGGCAAGAGCGCCGAGGAGATCATGCAGGCGCTGGGCTGGACCGTCGCGATCACCCCGAACATGGGCATCGAGGACGGCATCCGCCTGACCCGCATGGCATTCCCCCGCATCTACTTCGACAAGACAAAGGCCGCACGCATCGTCCAATGCGCGAAGCGATACCGCCGCGCCATCAACAAACAGACGCAGGAAGCCGGCGCGCCGCTGCACGACGAATGGTCGCACGGCGCCGACAACCTCCGCTACATCGCGATCAACGCTGAGGCGATGAGCAACGAGGACTGGGGCGGCTCTCTCAACTACAGATCACTCGGAAGCACCTGATGGCAAAAATGACAGACGACGAGCTGCGCGCGCTCACCGACGCGGAGATGCAAGACGCCAGCGCGGAATCGGGCTATGGCGGCTTGCTCGCTGCAGCACGCGCCAAGGCCGAGTATTACTTTCAGGGCCTGCCTAAGGGTGACCTGGCGCCGCCGGAGATCGAAGGCCGCTCGTCGGTCGTCGATACCACCGTGGCCAATACCGTGCTCGGCATGCATGGCCCACTGATGAAGATCTTCTGCGGCACCGATCACGTAGTCGAGTTCGAGGGCACGCATCCGGACGACGAGCAGAAAGCCAAGCAGGCGACCGAGTACCTGAATCACATCCTGCGCAAGAAGAACCCAGGCTACATGATCATCTACACCTGGATCTTCGACGCTCTGAAATCGAAGGTCGGCTTCATCAAGGTGTGGTGGGACGACGCTCCCGTCGAGACGACCGAGGAATACCGCGGCCAGACTGACGTGCAGCTGGCGATCCTGCTGGATGACGAGGAAATCGAAGTCACCGGCCAGCGCTCGTATGAGGACGAGGACGCAGCGAAGCAGAAGGCCAAGGCGCTGGAACAGGCCGGCCAGCAGTTGCAGCAGATGGGCCAGCAGGTCCAGCAGCAAGCAGCGCAGGACCCGCAAGCGGCCCAGCAAGGCGCGCAGCAGTTCCAGCAGGCGCAGCAGCAGTTCGCCGCGATGCAGCAACAGCCTGTGCCGATGCTCTACGACATCACTGTCAAGCGCACGCGCAAAGGTGGCCGGCTGTGCATCGAGAACATCCCACCCGACGAGATGTTCGTGTCACGCACCTGCAAGGACATCGACGACGACACGTTCAAGGGTCACCGCGTGCGCCGCACCGTGGGCTACCTGCGCGATCGTGGCTACGACGTCGAGGACCTGAGCTTCGATGATCCGACCGAGACGCAGGAAGCGCGCGAGCGTGACGTATTCGGCCTGCAGACGCAGTTGATCGCCCCGGCTGAAGCGCAGGCCCCGGACTCGCGCCTAGTCTGGCTGGAAGAGTGCTATGTGCACGCCGATCTCGATGGCGACGGCCCTGCCCTGTTCAAGGTAATGCGCGCCGGCGGCCAGATCCTGGACCGCGAGAAGGTCGACGCAAACCCGTTCGTCGATCTGGCCTCGATCCCGCTGCCGCACCAGTTCTTCGGCTGGTCGCCAGCTGATCTGGCCATGCCGCACCAGAAGCTGAAAACGAGCCTCAAGCGCTCGGTGCTGGACAACCTGTATCTGCAGGTGAATGGCCGGTACTGGGCGGTCAACAGCGAAGTCAACCTCGACGACTTGCTCAACAGCCGTCCTGGCGGCGTGGTTCGCGTAAAGCAACCCAGCTCCGTCGGCCGTCTCGACCAAGGCGTCGGCGACATCGGCAGTGCAATGACCATGATGGAGTCGGCCGAGCGCGACGCCGAGGAAGCCACCGGCTACACCCGGCAGAGCCAGGGCGGCGGCATGCAGGTGGCGCAGACGGCCACGCAGTCGAACATCGTCACCAACCGCGCCGACGAGCGCCTGGAGCTGGTGGCACGCACGATGGCAGAAACCGGCTTCGCACGCCTCTTCAGGAAGATGCTGCGCCTCGTCACCCAGTACCAGAACAAACCCGAACAGGTGAAGCTCACCGGCGGCTGGGTCGACGTGGACCCGCGCGAGTGGACGAACCAGTTCGACCTGACGCCGAACGTTGGCCTGGGCACCGGCAACAAGGACCAGCTGGTGCAGCACCTGAGCGTGCTTGGACAGAAGCAGGTCCAGGCGCTGCAGATCGGCTATGCCACGCCGGATAACCTGTACGCCACCGACAAGAAGCTGGCCGAAGCTCTGGGCTTCCGTGATGCCGATCGCTTCTTCACCGACCCGTCGAAGATGCCGCCCAAGCCGCCGCAGCAGGACCCGGCCACGGTCAAAGCTCAGCTCGACGACCAGGCGCATCAACGCGAGATGCAGTACAAGGCGCAGCAGGCTGAGGCCGATCGCCAGGCGACGATCCAGACCGCGCAGATCAATGCCGACGCTCAGAAGCAGGTCGACCAGAACCGCCAGGAACTGGAGGCTCAGCAGCAGGCGCTCAAGGCGCAGCACGAGCAGCAACTGGCCGCCATGCGCGAGCAGTACGCTCACGAGCAGCAGCTGGCCCGCCTCGACCTGCAGCGTGAGCAGATGGCATTCGAGAAGTACAAGGCCGACCTGCAGGCCGAGACTGCCATCGTGACAGCCCAGATCGCCGCCAGGCAGCAGGGCGATGCAGCGCTGGCCGCCGCCGAAGAAACCGCAAACCAAGGGGCAGCCAATGGAAACGCTTGAACAACGCATGACGCAGGGCGAGCAGGCGCGCCAGGTGCTGAACAACCCCGCATTCGCCAAGGCGTTTGACGACATCGAACGGGAGCACGTAGAAGCATGGAAAAACTCACCGGCACGCGACCCCGAAGGGCGCGAAACGCTGTGGATGACGGTCAAGCTGCTGTACAAGCTGCGGTCGAATCTGGAAGCGGCAATGACGGACGGACGGCTGGCCAGGGCGGATCTGGAGCATCAGGCGAAACTGCTGGCGAAGGATCGAGCCGAGGGCGTGATTCTGCGTTGAAGCCGGCCCGCGTGCGGGATTGGCTGGACGTGATCGACGCCGCGCGCGCCGATGCGCGGCTGGCCACCCGCGTCTGGTATCCAGACCCGCGCGGCGACCTGCTCGACCTGGGCAACGGCATCAACGCCGAAGTGCTCATTGGCTCCCCTGCCTATCAAGTCTCCACCGGCGAAATCATCGCCATCGAAGGATAAAGAATGCACCTGAAATACTGGAAACCCCGCCGTCTGATGAATGAAGCAGGCGACGGCACGACCGGATCCACTGGCGGCGCCCTGACCACGTCGAGCGCGGCCGATGCCTTTGCCGCAGTGCTGGGCGATGAGCCGGAAGCCGCAGCGGCCGGCGCCGAAGCAGAGACCGACGAGCAGGCTGCTGAGCGCCTGGCGCGCGAGGAAGCCGAAGGCGTCGATCCTGCTGCCGACCAGGCCGCTCAGCCGCAATCGTTCACGATCAAGGTAGACGGAAAGGACGTAACCCTGACCGCAGACGAGATGGCCGAGCACGTCAAAGCCGGCATGCGTCAGCAGGATTACACGCGCAAGACCACCGAAGTGGCTGAGGTACGCAAAGCCGCCGAGGCCGAGAAAGCCCAGGCGCGCACGCAGCGCGACGAATACGCGGCGAAGCTGGAGCAAGTCTACGGCCAAGCTAATTACGAGCTCAACGCCTTGCAGGCGCAGCTCACAGACGAACTGTTACAGACCGACCCGGTGGCCTACCTGTCGACGCAACGCATCGTTCAACAACGACACGCCGAGCTTCAACAGGCCCAGCAGGAACTGCAGCAGATCAACGGTCAACGCCAAACCGAGGCGGCCGAAGCCCAGCGTCAGAACCTCATGCAGCAGCAAGAACAACTCTTTGCCAAGCTGCCCGAGTGGAAAGACCCGGCCAAGGCCAAGGAGGCAGCGGCGAAGATCAAAGACTACCTGGCGACCCAGGGCTATGACGGCGGCGATACGGATTTCACCGACCACCGCTCGATCGTCCTCGCTCACAAGGCCATGCAATTCGATGCCTTGATGGAGCGCGCGCGCAGTACCGCGAAGAAGGTCGCCGCAGCCCCGCCAAAGGTCGAGCGCCCCGGCAACGCCGAGACCGCGAAGCCCGGCGACGGGCGCACCACTGCAATGAAGAATCTGCAGAAATCTGGCTCGATCAACGACGCCGCTGCAGCTTTCTCCGCATTCCTGTGAACCCAATTTAGGAGCCTCAAATGGCCGCGCCAACCAATACCTACCAGTCCACCGCCGCTGTGGGCAATCGCGAAGACCTGACCGACGTCATCTCGCGCATCTCGCCGTCGGAAACCCCGTTCCTGTCGATGATCGGCACCGGCAAGGCAACCAACACCCTGCACGAATTCCAGACCCAGGCCCTGGCCGCTCCCGGCGACAACGCCCAGGCCGAAGGCGACGACGCGACCAACGTGGTTGTCACCCCGACCGTGCGCCTGCAAAACCGCACGCAGATCGCCAGCAAGACCGTGCAAGTCTCCGGCACCCAGGAATCGACCGACAGCGCCGGCCGCAAGTCGGAGATGGCCTACCAGATGGCCCTGAAATCGGCCGAGCTGAAGACCGACATCGAATACGGCCTGACCCAAAACGCCGTCTCGGCTGCCGGCCCGCGTAAATCGCGCGGCCTGGTCGGCTGGGTGGACTCGGCCAACGCCAACGGCGGCGTCGGCTACGTGGCGCCGAACTACGTGACCAACGTCGCGCAGACCGACGGCACCACTCGCGCGTTCACCGAGACGCTGCTCAAGGACGTGCTGCAGAAGTGCTACGCCAACGGCGGCAACCCGAACGTGATCATGATGGGTCCGCTGCAAAAGCAGGCCTTCTCCACTTTCACCGGCAACTCGCAGCGCCGCACCAACGCTGAAGACGAAAAGGTCTTCGCCTCGGTCGACGTGTACGTGTCGGACTTCGGCACCCTGAAGGCTGTCCCGAACCGCATCCAGCGCGCGCGCGACGTGCACGTGCTGGAAAGCGGTAAGTGGAAGATGTCGTGGTTCCGTTCGTACTTCACCCAAGACCTGGCGAAAACCGGCGACTCGATCCGCAAGCAGATCCTCTGCGAATACACGCTCGAAGCCGTGAACCCGAAGGCCAACGGCATCGTCGCCGACGTCCAGTAACCCAACCCATCGCAGCACAGACGGCCCTTCGGGGCCGTTTTTCGTTTCTGCCGGAGAATCCATGACCCTGAAAACCTTCATGCCGTCCGGTGCCGATACGGTGCTTTTGACGGCTTCCACAACGAGTTCGCGCGTCTCGCTCGACGTCAATTCCGACGCGGTGCGCGTGGTCAACGACGGGGCGGCGACGGCATTCCTGCACTTCGGTGATGCGAATGTGACCGCGACCCTGGCAAAAATGCCGATCAAGGCCGGCGCAACCGAGACCTTCACCACCGGCACCTCTGCTGCTGTCGCCGCAATCTGCGCGAGCGGCACGACCAACCTCTACTTCACCAACGGCGAGGGTCTGTGATGAGCTGGCTCGACCGTTTCAAGAAGGCCGGCGCGCCCGAAGCAGACGCCCCTGTCGTCACTGCTGCCGACCAGCGCGGCGCCCTCGATCCCCGCGTGCACCACGAGTACTTCGTCGCCGACGAGCCGATCGACGGCCGCTGGCCCTGGCTGTGCCGCGTCTATGCGGCTGACGGCCAGCCGTCGGAGATGACCGGCTCCGAGGAAACCGAGAGCGAAGCGCGCACCGCCGCCATCGCCTGGGCCGACGCCACCAAGAACGCCATGCGGAGCAAAGAATGACCATCGCCCTGAATACTGCGCTGCGCAACACGCGCGCCAACGCGATCAAGACGGACATCGACAAGGGCGGCGCCGCCGGCAAATTCCGCGTCTACAGCGGCACGCGCCCGGCAAGCGGCGGAACGGCGACTACCCTGCTGGCCGAGTTGACCTACTCCTACCCGAGTGCGCCATCGGCATCGGGCGGCGTGCTGACCTTCTCGGCGATATCGCCTGAACCGTCGGCCAAGGCCACCGGCACCGCTACCTGGGGGCGTGCGGTCGACTCCACCGGCGCTTTCGTCAAGGATTTCGACGTCGGCACGGCCGGCGCAGACTTCAACCTCAACACGGTGAGTATCACCGCCGGCGTGCAGGTCTCGTGCACCTCGGCTGTCATCACGGAAGGCAATCCATGAAGCGACTGATCATGCTCGCCGTTGGTGTGCTGCTTGCCGCCTGCACTGCTGCGCCCGCCCTCGCCGGCCCAAACTCGCTGATCATCACGCAACGCAACGCGGCTGACACCGGCAACATCCTGCGCACGCTGGAGAATCCGGCAACGACCGACGGCATCCTGGTCTGGCGCAAGAGCACGCAACTGCCAGCATACATCCAGATCGGTTCCGGCCTGGCGGTGAGTGGCGGCGTGCTGACGGCGACAGCGGCTGCCGGCACACCTGGCCCTATCGGCCCGCAGGGCGCGATGGGTGCGGCCGGGCCAGCAGGCGCTGACGGTCGCTCCGCCTACCAGGTCGCAGCCGATGCGGGCTATGCAGGCACGGTGATCGCCTGGCTGGCTTCGCTCAAGGGCGACCCGGGTGCGACTGGCGCGACGGGCGCGACCGGGAAGGACGGCACGAGCATAACCGGGCCGGCTGGTCCGCAAGGCCCCGCAGGCACGCCCGCACCGGCGTTCAACTTCGGCTTGCCCGTGGCGCGCACTCTCGTCGTGTCGACCGCCTACCAGGCCAGCACGTCGACAAAGCCCGCGATCATCACGGTCAGCCCGCAGTGCTCGGCCTCCCTGAGCCTGACCGGCGGCAGCACGTGCACGCTCCAAGCGCGCATTGGCGCGGCCGGCCTGACCTGCTCGACTGGTGTCGTCGCCGCCACTTGGACGAACGGCAATACCGGCGCACTGACGATTGGCCTTTCGCTGAACCAGATCATCGGCAGCCCGTACGGCATCAACCTGCCGGCGGGCGCCTATTTCGTGCTGTGCCCTACGGCCGGCACCTTCACCATCAGCGCGGTCGAGCAGGCCGCAGGATAAACATGAACATCCGCGAACGAATCCTTGCGCGCCCCGACCTGGCGCCGCTGGTAGCAGAGCGTGAGCTGGATAAGCTTGCGGACGCGCTGAACGCCGAAGGCCTCACCGAAGTGCGCGAGTGCTGGGTGGATGCGCTCGGGATCATGAACCGCTGCGCGAATGGCAAGAGCATCGTGCGCAAGCTCCGAGCTGGCGTACCGGCTGACGCAGTCATCGAAATCGCTTGGCGCGCCCTGGTCTACGGAAAAGGCCTGGACTTCGGCGCGGATAGCACTCGCTCGAGTATCGACGAAATGGCCGCCCCGCTGCAATTCACGGCCGAAGAAGTCGGCGAGATGAAGGCGCTGGCAGTTTTCCCAATCTACGTGACCCGTCTTCGGGTTGAGGCCGAGCTGTTCAAGGCAGAGTAAAAATGGCAAAAAACAACAGCTATAGCGCAGTTCTCGCGCCATCCTCGGCGCCGGCCAACACCACCAAGTCAGCCCCAGGTAGGACGAGTTCAACAGTCAACATGCAGCCGAATTACGGCACCGGGATTACGGTGGCCGTCACGAACGGTGCTAGCGCGCCAGGATCGCCACCACAGGCACAGATCCAGGTCAGTGGTGATGATGCTACCTGGCGCGACTATGGCACTCCGCTGGTAGGCGATACCACGGCAAACAGCCTGAATACCTGGGCCGTCGACGTGGCCAAGCACTGGATGTATGCGCGCGTCATTTTCTTCGGGCATACCACGAATCCGGTAACGGTGGCGGTTGAAGCCCAAGCCGCGACGGGCCTGTAATGCCGTTCGCGCGCTCGCAACCTTCCGGCGCGCTGCGCCTGGCGCGCACCAATCCGCTGCTGCGCGGCATGCGGCACTCCTGGGGCACGAACGTCGCCGGCCCTGGTGTTGCCTACGATGCCGTCGGCCGGGCAAATGGCGCGTTCGGCGTCGGCATCCCGTCGACCACATCGGGCAACCAGTGGGTAGCGGGGCCAAACGGCTATTACATAAATTTTGACGATGCCGGCACGGGAACCCTAGCTAGTGTCGCCCTGGCGATTGGTGACCCGAATGGGTCCGGATCTCCACGTTCGAACACCTTTTCGTTTGCAGCTCGTGTCCGATTCGGTAGCCTCGGCGGGGCGCTGTACGGCTCCAACTTTGGCGGCATCGAGATCCAGATTTCCGCTGCCGGCAAGATCGAACTGGTCAAGCAGCAGGCCGTCGCCCTGGGAGGTTCAACAGGGACCGTTAGCGCCGGCGTAGATGTGGATATCGGCGTCGCCTATGACGGCACGACGGTCTCGTACTATATCAACGGGGCTTTCGCCGGCTCGTCGAGCAACGCGCAGACGTTTGACCAGTCCGGCCAGCAGTACCTAGGGTATGCCAGTAACGGCGAGCGCTTGCCGAACGGCTCGCGCATCTACAAGTTCGATGTTTGGGACCGCGCGCTAGTCGCCAGCGAGTTCAAGGCGTGGAACAACAATCTCTGGCAGGGTTTTGAGAGCCCTGCCGAGGATGACGACTACCTCGCTGCTGTGCCGGCGAACATAACGGGCACCCTATCCTCGACGCTCGGCCCGGCCGCGATGTCGGCCGCTGGCTTCCTGTCGGATTCGGGCGCCTTTACATCCATCTTAGCCGGCGCTTCGATGTCAGCGAGCGGCAGCGTTGCCACTGGCACGCCGGCATCCGGCGCGTTCTCCTCGGCGCTTGGCGGGGCTGCGATGTCCGCGTCTGGCGCAGCGACAGACGTCGGCTACTTTGCGTCGACGATGGCCGGCGCCGCGATGACGGCAACCGGCGGCGTCGCGGGCGTTCCGTATGGGACGTTCGCCTCTGCGCTAACTGGTTGCTCAATGAGCGCGGCCGGCGTGGTGATCAACCGAGGCGCTCTGGTGGCGCTGATGGCCGACGCCTCGATGTCCGCCACCGGCACCGCGGCACCGCACGCAACCGGCGCCTTCGCTTCAACCATGCAGGGCGCATCCATGTTCGCCAACGGCTACCTCGGCAACGTGGCGCCGGCCAACCCGGTGCGCGCGTACCGCTGGCGTGTCATGCGCCGACACTTTTCAAACCCAGGAACGCAATGAGACTCGAAACCCGCATCTTTACGCAGGACGACCGGCTCGTAATCGGCCGCTCGCAGGACTGCACGCCGATTGCCGAGGACGCGGTGCGCCGCCACAACGACGGCCTGCACGGCACGTCGGACGTGAAGCACGCAGCCCGTATCCCGAACGTGATCGTGGAGAAGTACTGCAACGATCACGGTGTGACGTTCCAGGACTTCATGGCCGACCCGGTGCACATCAAGCGCCTCGTGCAGCACCCGGACAACGCCATGTTCCGCATCTGGAAGGGTAACTTCTGATGGCCGCCCGCGATTACGCCTGGCTCGTCGCCTCGGTGAAAGGCTGGACGCGTCGCAGCGATCTGTCTGCCGTCATCCCCGACCTGATCCTGTTCGCCGAGGAGCGCATGAGTGCCGACCTGGACGCGCGTGGCATCGAATCGGTTACGACGGTGCCGACGGTGGCCGGCGTCGCGAGCGTGGCGCTACCGCCGGAAGTGATCGAGATCCGGTCCATCCGCCTGCCCGGCCATGCCCCGCTCGGCTACCTGTCCGCCGACGCGTTCAACGCGCGATACAACGACGGCGCCGCCAGCACGCCCCGGCACTACAAGGTGGTCGGCGACCTGATCTATCTCGGGCCGAAGCCGGATGCGGTGTACCAGCTTGGGCTGGACGCACGCAAGACGCTGCCGGCGCTGAGCGAGGACACTCCGACGAACTGGCTGATCGTCAGGAACCCGTCCCTGTACCTGGCCGCAATGATGGTCGAGGCAATGATCAACCTGCGCGATGCCGAAGGCCAGCAGGTATGGGAGGGCAAGTACGCAGTCGCTTTGAGCGCGGCTAACTCGACGAAGGACACGGCCGGCGAGCTGGCTGTCCGGACCGATACCAACACCCCGTAGGAAACACATGGCACTCGAAACCGGCACTTATATCAGCGACCTAGTCGCAACGAATCCAACGACCGGCGATCCGAAATCGCAGGGTGATGACCATCTCCGGCTTCTCAAAACAGCGCTGCGCCAGTGCTTTGCCGGCTTCCTTGGCGCGGTGCTGATCGGCGGCGCCGACACGGGCGTGGTCGATGCCTGCGTGTTAACCCCGGCCACTCCGCTGCTCGCCTACACCGAAAACATGATGGTCGTGTTCAAGCCGAAGGTCGCCAGTACTATCGGCGCGCCGACGCTGAACATATCCGGCCTGGGTGCCAAGACAATCCAGGCCGTCGACGGCTCACCGCTGCTTCCTGGCGACCTGCCAGCGGGCCGCTACGTCGCGCTGATCTACGACGGCACTGCCTTCCGCTTGGCTGCGATCACGAAGGGTTACGTCGATCAGCTTGCCTTTAGTACTGCGCTGCCCAACCAGCCCGGCGGCGCGATCATCTTTGAGTTGACCACGGTCGGTGGCACGACCAGCTGGAAGCCGGCCGACATCTATAACTACCCACTGCGGATCGCGCAGGTCTGCGCGCTCAACCTCGCCCTTTCGTAAGGAATCCATATGTCCAGCACTCCCAATTTCGCTGTCAGCCCGCACGTCGAATCCGGCGTTCCGCCGGGCGCGGCGGCCAACATCAATACCGATGCCCCCACCAATACGGTGCTGATCTGCGCCGCGCCTGCCGACAAGCCGATGAGTGTCACGCGCATTACCGCAGTCCCGCGCGCCAGTCTGGCCGCTGTGACGCCGGCTTACCTGTTCACGAGTGCGAATGCGACGGGTACGGTTCAGCGCCTGAAGGACTCGACGAACATTCAGGTGCAGACCCTGTCCGCGACGAACGGCCCGACGAAGGCGGTGTTCGGTGACTACTCGCCAACCACGCCGATCAACCTCGGCCCAGGCCAGAGCCTATGGGGCGGTCTCGGTTCGGCCCAGAACGTCGTGTTTCAGGCCGAAGTGGCGGACTTCTAACCATGGCGGCATATCAACCTCAGGGGCTGCCGCGAGCGCCGTTTTCCGGGCCCGGTCTTCCGCGTCGTCCTGTCGCGAGTCTTGACTCGAATATCGCAGGTTTCCCGGCGAAATTCGTGGTTGTGCGGACCGATCAGCAAGTACGCATTCCCGACTGGGCCACCTACTATCGCGCCGGCGCAACGGGCAAAGGTGGCGACGGTGGAATCGGAAGCAGCACTTCAAGCGGCGCATCCGGGGCCGGCGGTGCCGGCTTCGCCGGAACGAATAAGGAGCGAGCTGCCCCCGGCACATCTATCAGCGTCAGATTTGATGGAGCTGCGACCATCGTCGAATGTGCAGGCTATCGGCTTTTAGGCGGGAATGGAGGAAATGCAAACGTATTGATCCCTGGCGTTGCCGGCATTGGGAGCGGCGGCGCTGTCAATTTCAATGGCGGCATTGGCGGGACGTCTACGGGCAGTGGGTCTCAATGTAATGCCGGCGGCGGCGGGGCGGCGGGTCGGGGCGGCGACGGCGCCGCTGGCACAAGCACTTCGATCAACGTTCCAGTCGCAGGTGGGAATGGTGGCAATGGGTCTGAATTTGTTTTGGGCGCAGCACCAGGCGGTGGTGGGTATCCAGGTGGCTCGCCTGGGTCAGTAGGCCCGCCGTCTGTAGCCGCAACGGTTGTAGGTGCCGCGGGAATTGTAGTTGCCACCTCTGCAGCGTTCGCAGGCGGTGACGGCGGCGGCGGCGGCGGCGGGAAAGCGCAGGGTATTGCAGCTTCCAATAATGGGGGCGCTGGATTCGCCCTTATCGAATTCTGGTGAAAGGGAAAATCATGATCGACTACAGCAACTGCGTGAAGGTCAGGGACGGCGTGATTTCGCGCGAGCCGGTTCCGGAATTCCTGACTGCCTCCCAAGTTTCTCTCCCCGAAATTGCCGAACTGACCTGGCTGGGCATTCCCGAATTCGCCGGCTATGGCTGGTGGCCCATCGAGTTTCATTGGCCAGATCTGGGGCTGTACCAGGTCTACAACGACGACGAAGAGCTCACCCTCGACGAGCCGCGCAAGATGGTGATCTCGATCCGCAGCAAACGCGACTGGACCACGCAGGAAATCCGTGATTGGAAGACCGGCACGATCCGCCATATCTCCAAGCTGGCCTTCCGCAACCGCTTCACCCCTGTCGAGAAGATCGCCTTCGAGATGGCGCAGGTGGACGACCCGACAGCATCGCAGGATGCGCGCCTGGTGGCCGCTGGCGTGCGCGTGATGGAAAAGGATTTGGCCGCGAGTGAGTACGCGGACATGAACAGCATCGCCGTGCAGGATGGGCTTCGCCAGCTCGAGGCCATCGGCGTGCTCGGTGCAGGCCGGGCCGAGACCATGATCTGGGCCGACATTGAGCCGAGCGAGGTGCCGTAATGCCGAAAGTGACCTTCCCCAACTGCGGGTCGGCCGGGGTGGTCATGGACTTGTCTGCGCACGAGTTGCCGCCGGCCGCCTGGACCGACGCACGCAACATGCGCTTCCTCGACGGCTCCGCGCGCCAGTTCTTCGGCCACGGCCCAGTGTACGGCGCGCCGCAGGCAGTCCCACTGCACGTGGTCCCGGTGAACGTCAGCCAAGCGCAGTACTGGCTGTATGCCTCAGACAAGAAGATCTACGCCGCCACGGTGCAGGGCGGCACGGCCGTTCACACGAACCTGACCCGTCAAACCGCCGGCGCCGACGTCGACTACAGCGGCGCGCCAAACACCTGGACCAGCGCCGTCCTGTCTGGCATCCCGATCCTGAACAATGGTGTCGACGTGCCCCAGCGCTGGAACCTCGACCCCGCTACCCGGTGCCAGCAGCTCGACAACTGGCCCTCAACGCTGCGTTGCAAGTCGCTTCGGGTGTACCGAAATTATCTGGTGGCACTGGGCGTCAAGAAGGGTTCTACCGACTATCCATTCATGGTCAAGTGGTCCAGCCCTGCCGATCCTGGCGGCGTTCCGCTGACATGGAACGAGGCGGACCAGACGCAGGAGGCCGGTGAAACTGACCTTGCCGAGGGCGGTGACGCGGTGATCGATGGGCTGCAACTGCGCGACAGCTTCATGATCTACAAGCAGCAGTCGGTGTGGCGCATGGACTTCACAGGCGGTCCCTACGTATTCAGCTTCCGCAAGGTGCTGGGCATCTCGGGCGCGATGAACCGCAACTGCATCGTGGAGGCTGACGGCTACCACTTCGTGCTGACCGGCTCGGATGTGGTAGTCCACGACGGCCAGTCCGGCACTTCGGTGCTCGACAAAGTCGCACGCCGCGCGCTGTTCCAGGACATGGACATTGCCTACAACGACCGTGCGTTCGTCTTCAAGAACCCGTTCCTGAATGAGGTCTACGTCTGCTACGTGCCGATCGGATCGACGGTGCCGAACAAGGCTTTGGTCTGGAACTACGTCGACAAGACGGTCAGCTACCGCGACATGCCGGCCATTCACCACGCGAACTACGGCCCGGTCGACAACACGCTGGGCGGCTCGTGGGGCGCCGACAACGACTCGTGGGATTCGGACCTGACGGCATGGAATGGCCCGGACTTCACGCCGTTCCTTACCCGCGTGCTCATGGCCTCGGCAGAGCAGCAGCTTTACATGCTCGACGCCTCGGCGACCTTCAACGGCGCCCAGCCTCAGGCCTATCTGGAGCGGCGCGGTCTGTCGTTCGGTGACGACGATGTGACCAAGCGCGTGCGCAGCATCCTGGCGCGCATCACGGGCAACAACGGACTGACGGTGCGCATCAAGGTTGGCGGCCACATGACCGACCCATACGCCGACCCAGAGTACCCGGTGCAGTTCGACCATATGATCGGGCAGACGGTGCGCGCTGACCTGTTCGTTGACTACCGCTACATCGCCATCCGATTCGAAGCCGGCACCGCCGCGCAGTGGAAGCTGGACAGCTTTGACATTGATGTTCAGCCCGGGAGTAAGTATTGAACAAGACGACCTTCGCGAACGCGCCCTACAAGCCCGGGCCGGTCCCGAGTAACCCTGCTGACATCCCGCGCTACCTGGACGACGAATTCAATCGAATCTCGGCGGCCTTGGCTGGCATGGGAGCGTTCCGCCTCCCACCGAGCTACGCGCCTCCGGCCAAGCCGATTTCTCCGCAGATCATCTACACGGACGCGACCAGTTGGGACCCGGGCAGCGGCGAGGGCTACTACTACTTCAACAGTCACGGCGTATGGACGCCGTTTGGCTAACCTGAAAGGATTCACATGGGACTCTTGAGCAGCCTGGCGGGCATTGCCGCGCCTATCGCCGGCTCCATCCTCGGCGGCCCGATTGGGGGCGCCATCGGCGGCGCCCTGGGCGGCGCGATCAGCGGCAGCAACCAGCCGAAGTCGACCACCAGTACCACGCAGCAGCAGTTGGACCCGCGCATCCAGAACATCATTTTCGGCGGTTCCAACGGCAACGGCCCGCAGCAGGGCCTGCTGGCACAATATCAGGCACTGGGCCAGACTCCGCAGTCGGCCGCGTCGCAGAACTGGGCAAACACGAATGCCAATTACCTCGGCCAGAATGGCGCCGGCGACCTGAACCAGATCCGCAATACGGCGCAGGGCCTGATGCAAGGCAATGCTGCGCCGAACGTTGGCGTGCCCCTGTCGAATGCTGCCCAGACCGGCACCGCACAAGCTTCGGTGCCATCGTACGCTGTGGGCAACATGGTCGACGCTCCGGGCCAGAACAACATCGATCTGACGGGCAGCTACCAAAACCTGCTCAGCGGCGGCAATACCAATGCGCTGATGAATTCGCTCCAGGCCGGAAACAACCTGACCAGCGCGCAGTTTCAGAAGACCCAAACCGACATCACGAACAACCTGCAGCGCAACGTGCTGCCGTCGATCCGTGGTGGCGCAATTGCGGCCGGCCAGTACGGCAGCTCGCGCCAGGGCATCGCCGAGGGCAACGCGCTGAGCGACTACACGAACCAGCTCACGAGCGCGAACAGCCAACTGTCGGCAGCCAACAGCGCGAACACGGCAAACGCGCTGGCCGGCGCATACGAGAACGGCCAGAACCGCGCACTCTCGGCGACTCAGGGCCTGGGCGCGCAGCAGTACGGCGTCGCTTCGCAAAATGCGAACACGAAGAACCAGGCCGAGTTCATGAACGTGGGCAACCAGCTCGACATCAGCAAAACCAACGCCGGCCTGGCCCAACAGTCGAACCTGGCGAACGCTGGCTTCAACCAACAGACCGGGCTGGCGAACCAGCAGGCGCAGCTGTCGGGCGCGCTGGCCGGGCAACAGGCGCAGTTGACGACGAACGCGCAGAACAACAGCGCAGCGCTGGGCGGCGCCGGCCTGTTGGGTGGCCTGCTCGGTCAGGCTGGGAACTCGGTCAACGCGCAGGACATGTACGGGATCAACAAGGCGCAGCAAGTGAATGGCCTGTTGGCGCCGTACCTGAGCGCGAACCAGTCGAGCACGAGCACTCAGCCGCTGTACCAGAACCAGGGCAACAACATCCTTGGCGGCGCGCTGGCGGGCGGGCAGTTGGCCGGCCTGTTCGGTGGTTCTAGTAGCGGCAGCTCGAAAGGTGGCCTGTTCGACCTCTTCGGTTCGAACAGCTCGTTCGGTAGCGGTTTCGGATCGGCATAAGGAGACAACATGGCAGGACTTCTCGACTTTCTCAATCCGCAGGACCCGGCCAAGCAGCAGGGCCTGCTGGCAGCCGCTGCGGCGCTGCTTCAGGCAGGCGGCCCGTCGCGCGCGCCCATCTCCACCGGCCAAGGCTTCGGCGCGGCGCTGGGGGCCTACCAGGAGGGCACGCAGAACTTTCAGGACCGCGCGCAGCGAAACCAGGCGCTCGAGCAGGCGCTCAAGCTGAATGGCATCAAACTCAAGGACGCCGAGAGCGATCTGGCGAACCAGCAGTTGCTGCGGGACCGCCAGAAGCGTATTTCCGACCGGCTGACCGGCTCTGGCGGCGCGCAACTGCCAGCGCAGGCCGACCAGCAGGCGCCGATTGCGTCGGCTATGCCCGGTGGCGCCATGTCGCCGGCCGCTGCCACCGGTGCGCCGCGGGTGAATCAGACCGACGCCTACGTGCAGCGCATGCTGGTAGTCGCGCAGGCGCATGCCGATGAGGGCGATGTCGACGGCGCGCAGAAGATTTACGAGCAGGTCGCGAAGCTACGGCCGAAGTTCGACAGCGGCATCTCCTGGGTCAACGGTCCGGACGGCAAGCCGGTGGCGGTGCGCACTGCAGACGATGGCAGCTTCAAGCAGCTCGACGGCCTGTCGCCGCGCGAGAAGCTGCACTTCCTGAGTACTGGCGGTGCGACCATCGGCGTCAACGAGTACACCGGCGACCGCGGCGCGAGCTACACGAATACCGCGACCCCGGGCGACCTGTTGTCGGCGGCAACCCAGCGCCGCGGCCAGGACATCACTGTGCGCGGCCAGAACCTGGCGGACTCCCGTGCGCGCGAGCAAAACGCGATCACGGCGGCCAAGGACAAGGCCCCGACCGAGTTCCAGGGCAAGTCGGCTGCATTCGGCCTGCGCGCCACGGAGGCGAACAAGATCTTGAGTGATCTGGAAGGCCAGTACAGCGCGGCCGGCGTCAACGCCAAGAATGCGCTCGGCAACGTGTGGGGTGTTGGCGGTGCGCTAGGTGCGGGCGCAAACTCGCTCCTGAGCGACAACAGCCAGCGCGTCGACCAAGCACAGCGCGATTTCATCAATGCCATCTTGCGCCAGGAGTCCGGTGCGGCGATCGGCGCCGGCGAGTTCGATAACGCAGCGAAGCAGTACTTCCCGCAGCCCGGCGATAGCCAAGCAGTTATCGACCAGAAGGCGCGCAATCGTCAACTGGCGGTGCAGGGCCTCGAAACGAATGCTGGCAGAGCTGCCATGCGCGCGCCGGCGGCTGCCGGCGGCTGGTCTATCACGAAAGTGCAATGATGCCAAAGTACAAGATCACCGGCCCGGACGGGCAGAGCTACGAAGTGAACGCTCCGGACGGTACGAGCGAGCAAGATGTGCTGGCGTACGCCCAGCGATCGTTCAAGATGGCCGCGGCGCCGAAGCAGGAGAAGCCGGCCAAGCCGTTCGGCCAGCAACTAAACGATGCCGTCTCGGACGCGCCGCGCCAGCTTGGGTTGGCCGCGCGCTACGGCCTGGAAGGCATTGGCGGCACATTCGACGCGTTCGTGGGCAACCCGACACGCACGCTGGCACGCCCGATCTTCGGCAACAAGGCGACAGCTGACACCGGCGGCGCGCTGGCCGACCTCGTCGGCCTGCCGAAGCCGCAGACCTCCCAGGAGCGCGTGGTTGGCGACGCCACGCGCACGCTGGCCGGCGGCGCAGGCGTGCTGGGCGTCGCATCGAAGGTGGCGCAGGGGACCAGCGGCGCCACGCAGGCTGTCGCGCGCATGCTCGCCGCGAACCCAGCGCAGCAGTTGGCCTCGGCCGGTGCTGCTGGCGCCGCCGGCGGCTACACTCGCGAGACGGGCGGCGACGATACCTCGCAGTTGCTGGCGTCGCTTGCTGCCGGTGTCGCCGCGCCTGCAGGCTTGCGCGCCGGCCAGAATGCCGCTGCATCCGCTGCGCGTCGGTTCGCGCCGGCGGCGCCGACGCCGCAGCAGCTCGCGCACATCGACATCACCATCAACAACGCGCTTCAGGGTTCCGGCATGAGCCTGGGTGAGCTTCCAGCGCAGGTGGCTCAGGGCATCCGCAACGATGTCGCCGCGGCTTTCCGGACCAGCGATCAGGTATCCCCGGATGCTGTGCGCCGCCTGGCCGACTATCGACTGACGAACACCACGCCGACGGCCGCCGGCCTGACGCTGGATCCGGGCGTGGTCACGCAGCAGAAGAACCTGGCGAAGCTGGGCATCAACAGCAAGGACCAAGTCGCGCAGCAGTTGGGCCGCACCGCCAATGCGAACAACCGCACGCTGACGTCCGGCCTGAATGAGTTGGGCGCGGCTACCGCTGACGACCCGATTGCCGGCGCTGGCCGCATCATGGGCGCGCTGGAATCCCGCAACGCCCGGGCGCAGTCGATCATCGGCGGCCTGTACGACAAGGCGCGTGACAGCGGTGGGCGCAGCGCCGCGCTCGACCACGTGACGTTCACCAACCGCGCTGGCGATCTGCTGCACGAGGCGAACGTCGAAAGCTTCCTGACGCCCGATATCCGCAACAAGCTGAACGGCTTTGCTGATGGCAGCATCCCGCTAACGGTCGAAATCGCGGAACAATTCAAGACCGGCATCGGGCGCCTGCAGCGCAATGCCAGTGACGGCAACGTGCGGCACGCGCTGGGCCTGGTGCGCGAAGCGCTGGACGACACCCCGCTTGCGGGCTCCGGCAGCGGCCAACTCCTACCGATGGGCGGCCAAGGCCTGGGCCAAGAGGCGATCGACGCATTCGGCAAGGCGCGCAGCATGAACCGCAGTTGGATGCAGATCGTCGAGCGCACGCCAGCGCTGCAGGCTGTCCGCGACGGCATCGAACCTGACAAGTTCGTGCAGCAGTTCATTGTGGGCGCCGGGCCGAAGTCGAATGTGATGGACGTGGCCCTGCTGAAGAACTCGATCAAGTCCAGCCCGGACGCGATGCAGGCAGTGCGCGAGCAGATCACCAGCTTCCTGAAGCAGCGCGCGCTAAACGGCGCCGCGGACGAGGTAGGCAATTTCAGCAATACCGCGTTCAACAAGGCCCTGACCGGCATCGGCGAACGCAAGCTGAATTTGTTCTTCAAGCCCGAGGAAGTCGCGCAGCTCAAGGCGATCGGGCGCGTTGCCAGCTATGAGCAATTCCAGCCAACCGGCAGCGCCGTGAACAATTCGAACACGGCCGGCGCCGCGGGCGCCATGCTGCTCGACCGGATCGCCAGCAGTCCGCTGCTGTCGAAACTGCCTTTCGGCCAGCAGGCCATCGCACAGCCGCTGCAGAACATCGCGGTGGGCATGCAAGCCGGCCGCGCGCTGGACGTGCCGACCAACATTGCCCTGCCGGGCCGTTCGGCGCCACTGCTGCGTGGCGCCGGCCTTGGCCTGTCGCCTGCCGCCTTCATGGGCCAGGAAACGGAAGAAGAACGCCAGCGCCGCCTACTCTCTGCGGCGGGACGTTAACCATGCATTGATGATGTAGGCGAGCATGGCGCCCAACTGGATCGGATCGTAGTGCATGCAGTTTCCCCTGTCGTTTTAACAATTATAGGCCACCCCATGAGGTGGCCTTTTCTTTTCCTGAAAGAGTCCATGAACCAATCCCCTACCCCTGGCGGTATCGACCTCGACGCCATGCTCAGCTGGGCCCTGCTGCTCGGCCTGTCCCTGTGGGGCGGCGTCGCCTCGTTCTACCGCAAGTTGAAGGATGGCCATGTGCGCGTCTTCAATATCACCGAGCTGGTAGGGGAGCTAGTCATTTCCGGCTTCACAGGCATCGTGGTCGCCAACCTCTGCGACTCGATCTCGGCATGCCCGGTGCCTCTCAAGTACGCCTTGGTTGGCATTGCTGCCCACATGGGTTCGCGCGCGCTGTTCAAGCTCGAATCGATGGTCAACCAGAAATTCAACCTGCCGGCCGATGCGCCGGTGCCAGCCAAGGAGAACGACAATGCCGCCTAGTGCCTTCCTCAACCTCTTGGTGCTGGCCGCGCAAGATTGCCAGCGCGAGACCGGAATTCCGGCATCGCTCACCCTGGCCCAGGCCGCGCTGGAGTCGGGCTGGGGCGCCCGTGCTCCGGGCAACAACCTGTTCGGCATCAAGGCTGATCGCGCCTGGAAGGGAAAGACGACCAAGTTCACGACCACCGAGCACTTGAGCGGCAAGGACGTGGTCATCGTCGACAAGTTCCGCGCCTACGACAGCTGGCTCGACAGCATGATCGACCACGCCAATTTCTTCCGCAAGAACCCGCGCTACGCCGCCTGCTTCAAGGAGAGGACCGGCGAGGGCTGGGCGCGCGCTGTGGCAAAGGCCGGCTACGCGACGGACCCGGGCTATGCCGAAAAGCTGATCGCCATCATGCGCGGCCGGAACATGCCGCAGTACGACATCCTGCCGAAGGTGCCGGCGTGAGCGCGCTCGAGCGATTCGCCGCGGCTTTGCTGTTTGTGATCGCCATCACAATTTGCGTGGTGCTGGGCGCGAAGTACTACGGCGCCCGGCAGTTCGCCGCCGGCCACGCCGCCGCGGTGGATGAGCGCGCCCGGGCCGACGCCGCTGCTGTGCTGACCCGTACCCGCGACAACGCCGCCCTGGCTACGCGCCAGGACGCCAACAATGCAACCATCACGGAGGAAACGCATGAAGAAGTTCAGCCTGTTCGCGAGCGCATTATTACTCAGCGCGTGTACGTCGGTTCCGCAATCTGTGGACCTGCCGCCCCCGCCGAAGCGGAAAGCACCGGCGGCAGCGACGACGCCGATCCACCCGGCCGGCTGGTTCGACCAGACGTTGAGCGAGATATTGTCGCGCTGAAGCTAGCTGTCGAGAAAGACCTGTCCACCGGGCGCGCATGCCAGCGCGTGCTGGAGCAGGAAGGCATGGTGCCGTGATGGACTTCCACGTCATCACGCCACGCGGCGCGGAGCTGGTGGCTCAGGTGGTGGACGGCAAACTAGTGATCGTGCCGCCGCCTGAATGCCAGCTTTTTGCCAACATGGCCGACCAAACCCGCATGGATGCTCAAATTCCGCAGGTTCGATTCCCTCCGCCTCCACCAACGC